TCTAGTTGCATGTTATCCATAAGAATCGGAGACTCTTTTAGGATTTCATGTAGGCTTTCGCCACGTCTTTCCAGACGTACTCTCTTCACCTCTTAACTATAGATTACAGGACTGAATTATGAGTAAATTTACTTTTACTATTTTGTTAGTATGTTTATTTATCATATTCGCGCCGGTCTTTCTACAGTATAGGGATGCTCTAATCAAGCAGGGTACTAGTATTGATCATACTATTGCCTGTGAAGCTGAGGGTTCGGCTTGTTCTTCGGAGATTTCTCATGAAGAATAAGAAGAAATTTATTTTGGCTGCACTTATTGCATCCTCGATAATTTTCCCGAATTTAGTGCCTTATATTTCTGCACTAAATGGTATTTTATTACCTCCCTCTCATGTTGATTCACTACAAGGTGAACCTTCATGACGACAAATGTAAATAGCTCAGGCACTCCGACCTCTCCGGTCTATGAGTTTCACTCAAAGATCGGCAATGACGGAAAGTATGAGTTAGTTAATGGGATTCATAGACTTCGTTGGAATGATTTTCAAGGAATCCATAATCGTCAAACAGGTACTCCCGATTTAGATTTCGGCATGTTTTACATGACGGCTCTAAATTACGGTCCTGTCTTTGAAGATTTGTTTTCCTCAAATCATTTCATCGCTCAATCTAGGTTGGTCAGTCTCATCAATGGCGCCGATATTAATCTCGGTGTTGCTGTTGCGACTGGTCGACAAACAGTTGATCTGTTTGTTAACCCCATTAGATCTTTGTCGAACGCCGCCTTTCATCTTAGACGAGGGGATCTCCCCGGTACTCTTCGATCGTTAGGTATCTCTTCTCCCTCTCGCCGCCGCTTCCGAGCGACCGACTTGAGTTCGAGATGGCTGGAAGTGCAGTATGGTTGGTTACCCCTCTACTCGGACTGTTATAATGCTGCTATAGCATTTTTCAATCTGTCACAGAATAGGGTAATTCGCTTCTCTGCATCATCGCATTCTTCTCATGAATGGAATTCGTCTCAGTCTGCTTCTTGGTATGGTTCCGGTCCTGCTAAAGGCAGGGTCAAAATCATAGCTGAATTGCGTGAGTTACCTTCCGTGCAACGTTCTCTGGGTCTTTACGACCCTCTGTCCATTGCTTGGGAGGTTCTCCCGTGGTCCTTCGTAGTCGATTGGTTTCTACCATTCGGCTCCTATCTAGCAAATCTCAACGTTATCCCATTCCTTGAGGGCAGGTTTATGACAATTGTGAATTATAGTCACAAACAGGATACCGTCTCCCTTCCGGGAGTTTTCGGTTATCGTGGTTGTACTACTAAAACTTCACATTACCAAACGACTCGCACAGT